CGGCGGACCAGCAGGCCGGGGTGACGGCTTCGAGCAACTCGGGCTTGGCGAGCAGCATTTCGGCTTGCCCGTAGAGGGCGAGGGAACACAGGCGGTAATTGCTGCGGCCGGTGATCTGGATCAGCCCCCTGCCCTTGTAACGCTTGCCATCGCCGGCCATGGTGTTGCCCAAATCCTTGCGGAATTCGTAGGCGGCGCCGCTGGCCAGCTCGCGGACGTAGCGCAGGCTGCCGGATTCGTGGGCGACCTGTGCCAAAAATGCACACTGGCGGCGCGGGGTGTTGATTTCGTACTCGGCCATCGCCTCATTCAAAGGCACGAGGTAGAGCGCGGCGCGCGGGGCGTCGGCGTAGGGCATGATCTGGCGGAGTTGCTCAAGCGTAATCACGGCGCACTCTCTCCCATTTTTTGCGCGAGCCGAGGCGGCGCTCGCCGAGCAGGTAGCAACTGATGCCTATGGCGCCAAAGACGGCTGGCCAGGGCGGCACATCGCCCAAGATGATAAAGAGCAGCGCGGCGGCAGCGCCGACACAGAGCGCCCACAGGCCGAGGCGCAGGAGCAGCGGCGCGCGGCAGTCCATGCGGTTGATGTTCGGCTCGGTGAGGATGATGATGATGACGCAGGCGACGAAGCCGGCGCCTTGCTGCAAGAGAGTGGCGATCATTTGACGGCCTCATCAAGTTTTTTGCGGGAGAGCAGCATCAGGCCGGGGCCGACGATGGCCATGGCGAGAAAGCCGATGACCAGGGCGACCGGGAATTGTAGGACATCGAGCGGCAAGCCTGGCGGCGCCCCGGGTAGCTCCTGGACGCTGTAGGCGGTGACCGGCGCCAGCCAGGCAGCGACGAGCGCCGACATGACGGCGGACAGGCAGCGCTTGAGCAGCGGTTGCGGCTCGCCATAAAACAGTGCCCACAGACCGCCGGCGAGGCCGGCGATCAGTAGCGATGGATGCAAGCCGGTGGCGACGCCGAAGACGGTCAGGCCGAGGGCGCTGACGATGACGGCGGCAGTTGAGGTGGCTGGTTCAGCCATTATTTCTCCCTTTTAAATATCTGCCGTGGCACGCACCACGTTGGTGCCGTCGCTATAAACAATAGCGCGCTTACCGGCGGCGACCGTAATTCCGGTCCCTGTCGCGCCGATAAATTGCAACCCGAAGCCGCCCGTGGTGCCGTTGAATACCGTCCATTGCTGCGCAGCCAGCGGCACGACGATGTTGCGCGCGGCCGTCAGCGTGCCAGTGAATTGCAGGATCTGATTGCGGGCTTCGTCCGCAGTCAGCGTGGTATTGGCATCGCTCATCGCCTTGGCCAGCTTGCCGGTGGCAGGCGGCGCTTGCAGGCGGTAGTCGGTGTAACTGGTGACCGTTGAGGCGCCAGCAACGACCTGGTAAAGCGGGATGCTGCCGGCAGTAAAGCCGGTGGTGTTTTTGCTGACCACCCCGGCGCGGGTTGTCTCGACGTAATTTGTTGTTGAGGCGGTGAGCGTCAGTGTGCCATTGGCGATCTGCGTCAACACACCGTCGACCGTGATGGTGGCGCCGTAATAGCCCCAGGTCAGGCCGCTGCTGGTCGATTGGCGGCGGCCGAAAGATGTTGCCGGCGAGGCGGCATCGAAAAAGGCATTGGCGGTGACTTCTTTGCTCGCCTGGCTTTGCACAATCGGGTCGAATGTAGCGGTTGAATTGGACATGTATTACCTCGTAATGCTGGTGGTGAGCGGGTAGCCGCGCCCGACGTTGGCCGATAGCTGATAAACCTTGACGTAGAGCGTCGCCTGATTGCTGCCGAAGTCAGTGACCTGTTGCGCGCTGGTGTAGGTTGCCGCCGGCGTTGTCAGGCCGGTGATCGTGCGTTTGAGCGTGGTGTAGGCGGCGCTGCTGTAAATCTCGACTTCGTAGCTTTGCGCGGTTTCGCCGAGTGTTGCGTCGACGTAGTCGCGCCATTCGCCACCGACCCGCGTGCGGCGTATCCAGTCGAGCGACCAGTCATTCGTGCTGGGGTGGCGGTTGCCATTGAGATATACCGGCGACAAACACTCCAGATTGACGCCGCTGTAGGTAAAATCTTCGGTAGTGGCATTGCTGGCACCAGTCCCGGCCGTGACCGCGCGATAAGTGCGATCGACGCCGATGGCGTTGAGATTGCTATTAATAAATGTGATTTTCGCCGGGTCAAGCAAAACCACATCATCCCCCACAACATGCAGTCCGGCGGCCCATTCCGTGCCGAAGCGACCGCGCAGCAGATCGCGCAGGATGTAGCTTCCATCGGCCTGCAGCGCGCAGTTTTGCGCGGCGATGATCTCCCATCGCCCGGCGGCGCCGTAGGCAAAATGGTTGTAGCCATTGAGCATCTGCGCCTCGGTGACGCTGGAGAGCGCACCGCTGGTGAGATTGATGGTCAGGGTGCTGGCTTTGTCGATTAGGTAAAAGCGCCCAGCACCGATAGCGTTGCTGGCAATACCGATCACTGCGCCTGGCGCGGTAAACCCCTGGAGGACGGTCCATGTTTGGCCGGCATCATCGGTGCGGCTCAATACGCCGCCCGGCCAGCCGGCCTGATAACCGCAGAGCGCCGCCGGGAAACCGGGCGTATCCGTAGCATCGAGCAGGAGCGGGATATCAAGCAGGACAAAACGCGTGTCGCCAGCTACCGAAAGCGTCGTTCCGGTGGAGGTGCCGGCTTCACCGAGGGCGGTCTGGGTATAGATTGCCGGCGAGTTGTATTTTGCCGAGCACTCCAGACGACCGTCCGATAAATAATTGATGGCGGACAAGCGCAGGCTGTAGCTGCCTTCGGTCGCATTGACCGTGATCACATCGGCCGGCTCAAGGTGGCTGTATTTGGGCGGCAGCGAAAACGATACGTCGTAGCGCTCCAGCCAGTACAGGTAGAGCAGCGTTTCGACGGTGCCGGCGGCTTCGCTGGCAGTCATGACCAGCGGCATATCGAGGGCGCTGGTATTGATCGCATCGGTATTGAGGCGCTCGGCATACTGTTCGCCGATGTCGTATTCGCGGTCGAAATCCAGATATTTGAGCGAGACGCGGCGCGGCAGGATGCTGTCCATCTCGCGGGCATTGACGATCGCAACGCCGGGCTTTTCGCCGGGCGCGCGGGCGTCCAGATCAATCGCCTCCACCGTGGCGACAGCGCTGCTACCGCGCGGCTTGAACTTGATCTTGTAGCCGGCCTGCAGCACATCGAAGGGAAATGCCGCCTGCAGCGGCTCGATGGCCGAGCGGATGGCGCCGACATTCGCTACGCGGTAGCCTCTGACCGATTGGGTCAGGCCGGTGACGTCGATATCGGCAGCGGTAATCAATTGGCTGCCGAGCAGCTCGGATTGAATAATGCTACTCAGCGTGGGGAGGGAAAGGCTGAGCGACGAGGGTAAATAATTGTTGGATTTGTTCCGATTTTGAACGGATGGAGAACAAAAAACGGCCCCGTTACATGCTACCGACCGGGCGTTTTCGTTTGCGGCAAAAGTCTTGTAAGACCAAGCAACCCCATCCGGCGAATAGAGGATTCTTCCGCTGCCGTTTTCTACGGCAAAAAACAGGCCATTGCCGTAAATCAACTTTGACCAGTTGCCGACCACTGGCAGGGTTACATTTGTCCACGAAACCCCATCGGGCGAGGTGACGGCGCTGTTCGTGCCGTGCAACAGAGCGACAAAAATAACGCCATTGCTCGCAATAGCCGACCAGCCGTTGGCCCCAGCCGTGTAAAACGATCCGTTCGTCCAGGTAATTCCGCTATCGGAGTAGCTATAAGTGGCGGTCGATGTGATGATTAGAAACCTGTCACCGTTAACTGCGATATCTACCGCCGGGAGAGCTGAAGGCAGCGACTGGCTGGTCCAATTCAAACCATCCATTGAGGTTGCGACGCTCAGAGAAAGCGTAGCGCTGATACAACAAATCAACCCATCCCTTATTGCTAATCTACCCCATCCCGTCGCCGCCGGTAGCGTACCAAACACCCAGGCTTTGCCGTCTCTCGATACCGCGCTCAGGTTGCCGCTGCCGGCAACTGCTACAAACGACTTTCCGGTCCAGATCACATCACTCAGGTTGTATCCGGACGGGAACGATTGCTGTGTCCAGGTCACGCCATCGGGCGAGGTGTAGACGGTAGAGCTATCGCCAACGGCACAAAAAATCGAGCCATTCCAGGCCAGCGACCAGATCAGGGCTGTTGTTGGCAGGGTATTTATGGTTCGCCCAAACGTGTTTATTGCGCCAGCGGTCACTACCTCCACCTTGACCGGTGCCCCCAATAGCGTATTACCGTAATCTTTAAGCGGTAGGTCCGTGAAGACGATATAGGCCAGGCCGCGATAGGCCGGGGTATTAGCGACGCCGAGCGTGGCCTGCATGCGGTCATCCGGAAGCTGGGCCTCGTCGCCGAGGTGCAGGGTAAAAAGATCGGAGGCCACATTGCTGGCCCTGATTGCGCTCTGATCGCTGCTTCCTGCATCGTAAAACAGCTTGGAGCCTACCCAGATGCGGCGCACGCCAACAATCGGACCTTCGCAAAGCCCGACCGCGAAGGTGGCGTAATAGGCGTAGGTTGTGGTTTCCGGCCCACCGCCACCGCCTTTGCCACCGCCTTCGGTGGTGGGGACTTCTTTCAGTTTATTGTTTTCTATCCAGAAGACGTTACCTGAGACAGCAATGCTGCCATAAAGACGCGGGATGTTGGCGCCATAGGTGGCGGTTTGCGTCGATAGGTCGGAGAGGCGCGGGCC